TTGGATAAAAGACCAGAATGTGACTCCTCACTATTACCCAGCCATTATGCAAAACGACAATGGAACAGAAAGATCTGTTTGGGAAGAGAAATGGTCGCTTGAATGGCTTCAGACACAGCGTCATCTAAGAGATTTTGCTAAAAACTACATGAATCGCCCAATCAACACTGACGGAACTTTCTGGACAAATGAGGATATCGTAATAGAAGAGCTTGAGGATTACGGAAACACCATCATATCTATTGACCCAGCCGTAACTAAAGGTAAGTTCTCTGACTATACTGGTATCGCTGTTTTATCTAGAGGAATAGATGAGCAAGGTAAGAATAACGTCTATGTAAGACATGCTGAGCAGGTCAAGATGTCCCCGCAGGAACTAGGTGAAAGAGCAGAGTATCTTGCTGAAAAATTTGATGTAGGAGTCATCTATGTTGAGGTTAACCAAGGTGGAGATCTCTGGAAAGATGTATTTAAGAAAGTTTCAGCTAAATATAGGTCTAAGTCCCAAAGTCTATCAAAGCAGATACGTGCTGGAAAAGCTTTAAACTTTTATCAGCAGGGCAAAGTACGGCACACGGATCATTTCCCAGTGCTAGAAGAACAGATGTGGTCTTTCCCAAAGGTTAGCCACGAGGACGTATTGGATGCCACGGTTTCAGGCATTTTGTACTTTTTAGATAACAAAGCAGTAAAACCTGAAGCCAGACAAGTAAATTATTTAAGGAGGGCTCATGCCTAATTACAATGACATGAAAAAAGCGATTGATATGATCAGAGATCGTAGAAATCACTACTTAACAGCAGAAGCGTATTATGAGGGAAGCGTTGGGGAGGTTTTTTCCAATGAAAACTGGTACAGACTTCTAACTGCAAACAGAAATGATTTTAGGTTTAATTTTGCAAGGACTGTGGTTGACTCAGTGCTTAATAGACTTGAGATTAACAACATTACAGCTCTAACTGAGCAGGCAAATCGTAAAATTAACGATATTTGGATGATGAATGATCTTCAGATTGATGCTGACGAGATTCACAGACGTGCTCTTGTTTATGGAGACTGCTATTCAATTGTTTGGACAGACAGAGAAGGAAACATTACCGTTGACTACAACTCTCCTCTAACAACAGTTATGATTTATGATGACGAAAACCCAAGGACAAAGAAGTTTGCCGCTAAACTATGGCAGACAGAAGATCCAAACGATTACACAAAGAAAATTGCCCGTCTTAACATGTACTATGAAGACAGAATTGAAAAATTCCAGATGGCTGGCGAAATTGACAATGTTGTATCTGCAACTGGTTTTCTTTTAATTGACACAATTGAAAATCCATGGGGAGAAATTCCAGTATTCCATTTCCGCACTACAAAGCAGTACGGTAGACCAGAACATATTGATGCCTATGGACCACAAGATGCAATTAACAAAATGATCATTACTCACATGAACACTGTTGATTATCAAGGTGCTCCACAGCGTTATGCTCTATCTGGTGCTGGAAACTCAGCAGAATTTGAGGATTTTAGCGAAGATTCAGAAACTGAGCAAAGTCTATCTGCATTAAAGAATGGTCCTGGAGAACTTTGGTACCTTAAGGGTGTTTCTAAGGTTGGAGAGTTTTCTCCAGCTGATCACAAAGTATTTACAGAGCCAGTCAAGGACTTTGTTCGTTCTATGGCATCTATTACTAACACTCCTCTTCACTATTTTGAAAAGACTGGAAGCGTTCCAAGCGGAGAAGGCCTGAGAACAGCAGAAGCTCCTTTAATGAAGAAGGTAGAAGACAGACAGATTACATTTGGATCAACCTGGGCAGACCTGTTCAGATTTATTCTTAAGATTGATAATGAGACAGAACCAAATGTTGAAGTTAAGTGGAAGGCTGTTGAAAGCATGGACAGTCTAGACGCTTGGGAAGTTGCAGTAAAGAAGCGTGTTGTAGGCGTTTCTCTTGAGCAGGTTCTCGTAGAAATGGGGTATGACATTGAAATGGCACAGCAAATTGCTGCTCTTGAATCATCTATAGCCTCAGTAACACAAAACACAAACACAAACAACGTAATGATGGAAGCCACAGGAGGCGAAATTGGAAACGAATAATATAGAAGAAAAACAAGAAGAAGTAGAAATCCAGGACCCAAAGGCTGTTCTTAGTGCTCTAGAAAGAGCTAAGGGAGATGCCAAAAAGTTCAGGGAAGAAAAAGAAAAGCTAGAAATAGACCTTAACAGCAAAGATCAGCTTATTGCTGAGTATAGCGGTAAGCTTTTGCGTGAAAAGGTTATGCAAAAAATTTCTCAAGAAGGAATCAAAGACCCCAAAAGGGTTCTAAAGTTTGTTGATTTGACAAAGTTAGAGTTTGATAATGAACTTGAGATTATTGGATTTGAAGATCAGTTTGAGTCTGTAAAAAAGGACTTGCCAGAGCTTTTTGATCCAAAGCTTCGTGTTGGTGGACAGGCAGATTCTGCTATCCAAGCAAGCGTAAGCACTCAGTATTCTGCAACCCAACTACAGGCTGCAAAAATTCTGGGAAAACTATAACGCAAAGAATGATATAATAGTCTTGAACTCTTATGACCAATGGACGTTTTTCATAAGTTCTAGTGAATTAGACGATTCAAAACTAGGTATTAATTAAATAATTATCTTAAGGAGATAAAAATGGCTCGTATTGACCTAACAGAGGCAAACGGCTACATTCTAGAGGAACAGGGATCGTCTGTAATTCAGGCACTTCTTGCTAACTCTGCTGTAGAGCAGTTTGCACGTAGAGAAGCAATGGCTTCTCGCACTAAGTCAGTCCCTCGCTTTGTTGCAGATGCTCCAGAAGTTGTTGCCGAAGGTGCGACAATTCCAGAAGCAGCTGCTACCCTAGATGAGGTAGTACTGACAGCTCGCAAGTACGCTAAGATTTTCCACATTTCTGAGGAAGATGTTAACGACTCGCTAGTTGACGTTCTAAACACTTACAAGACTGAGTGGGCTTCCCGCTGGGCACGTAAGTATGACAACGCCTGCTTGGGCGTAACCGCTGCTGGAGATGGAGATGACGGTCAGCCGTTCACCTCTCTATACCGTGCAGTATCTCCAGGTTCTGCAGGTGCAAACCTAATTCAGACTGGTGGAGCACTTTCTTTCGCTGATGTTAACAATGCTCTTGGAATTGTTGAGTCTTCAGACAAGTTTGATGCTGCTAACACAGTATTCATGGCTCACCCAAAGATGCTAGCTGAGCTTCGCCAGCTAACTGGTCCAAATGGTGACTTGGTCCTTCCAAACGCACTAGCTGGAACACCAGGAAACATTTTTGGTTACCCACTAGTAGTATCATACGGTGCTGCTACTTCTGCTGCTGCAACTGATAACCCAACTGGTAACCCACTACTTATCGTAGGTAACCGCCAGATGCTTATCAATGGTATCCGTGGTGGCGTTGAGTCAGTAGTATCTCGTGATGCTGAATTTAGCAAGGATGGAGTTCTTCTAAAGACTCGTGTTCGTCGTGGATTCGCTGTTGCAGATGCTAACGCATTCGCAATTGTCGAGAAGACTCCAGCGGCGTAAGGGAGGAATAGAAGATGGCATCTAAACTATACGGACAGTTCCTTTCACAGGCTCTTAACAAGGAGATTGACTGGGATACAGACACAATTAAGGTTGCTCTTTTGACCAACGCTTACACCCCAAACCAGGACACCCACAACTACTTTGATGATGTAGTTGCTAATGAGGTTACTGGAACTGGTTACACCGCAGGTGGAGCTACTCTTGCTAACAAGAGCAATTCCTACAACTCTAGCACCAACGTAATTACTTTGGATGCAGACGATGTAACCTGGTCTTCATCTACACTTACAGCACGTTATGCTGTAATCTATGATGCAAGCCCAGCAACCAACGCAACTAGACCACTTGTTGGCTATGTTGACTTTGGTTCTGACCAGTCATCAAGCAATGGTAACTTTACTATTACTTGGGACGCTACTGGAATCGTAAGGATCACCGTAGCATAATGAACGTTGAGATTACGGTAGGTTCAATTAATGTTAGTCTTGTGGCTACTTTGGTTGAGCCTATCGTAACCTCTCGTATAACTTTTATTGTTGACAATGTTGTCTCTCATACCCACGGCATTTCGTCAACAATAATTTCAGTCAATGGTCATAGCCTCAGTGCTATAAACCCTGACGTTACATTGATTGGAGGAAAGGCTACGCTAGCAATGGCGTAGTCTTTTTTTATTATGAGTGCATTATCAGATAAAATCTTAAGTTACAACCCAGAGCAATATATTAGGTTTAATACGGCATATTCTCTTTCACCAACCAATATTGGTTCTGGCGGTACTGGAGCATTTTCATTATCAAATGAAGCTCCAGTTTTAGTGTCAAATGGTGGACCAGATGGAGAAGGCCACTGGAACTTTAATCTTGGTAGTGCTTCTGATACAACTCCAACAAGATTTAGAATTCTTAGTGATACTAACGCAGCAACAACTCCAGAATTTACAGATTTTGATTTTTCTTTTGGTTTTTGGTTTAGAATATCTCAGCCACTGACTGTAACTGGAGCAGGTGATCCAACTATTGGTCAATTTTCAAAATCAAACATAACACTATTCTTAAGAAGGCAGACAGGCGAAGCTGGACGATTAAGGATTTTCTTTTCGGGTGCAACGCCATCTTCCCTTCTTACTTCAACCAGAATTGATGATCCAAATTGGCATTATTTTGCATCAATCGTTACAACCAATGGCACTACTCAAACAGCAAATTATTATTTAGATGGTTCATTTTTTGGAACACAGACTTTTCCAAATGGAACTGCTAACGCTTATCTTCAATTCGGAAGCACAGTTAATGGAGCTCTTGAGTCCACCCTGACCAATCTTGCGGTGTCAAATTTTTACATTACACCAAGTTCAGTAATTGGTGCAACTCAAATTGCAGAAATTTGGGCAGCTGGACAAAATGTAATTGATGTGGTAAATAATGAAACTCCTGCTACCGCAACTGCAGAATCTGTTTTGCCAACTATATCAACAGATGCAAATATTTTAGAAGAATCTGCTACGGCTTCAGCTCTACAGACAGAACCAACAATTGCTGTAGAAACTGGCGATCATGTTGAAGTTACAACCTCAATCATTGTATCTGCGGATTTTCCACCAGCGACGGTATCAACTGAAACATTTATTAATGTATTGGTGGATGAACCAGCTACAGCAACTGTAGAGCTAATTAATAATATCATTGTTGGATCAAGCAACTCTGTTGATTTTGGGGCACAAGAATTTTTTGCATCTGCCGAATTAGTAAAGCCATTCCTTTCTGAATCACCAATGATTGCTTCTGCAGATTCTGGCAGTCACACAGTTTACGTTGATCCTAATTACTTTAATGCTGTTAAAGAACTTAACCCATTCTTATACATTAATGATGGCTTGGTTGGATCAACCGTTAACTATGGATATCAGACTGGAAGCTTTACAAGAGGTTCAGACATGCTTACAGCAAGAGATGGTGGAGCACCTCTAAATCTTGTAAGAGAAGGCAAGTCTTGGCAAGCTGATGGCAATAAGTTTAACGCTAATGCTTTTATTAACTTTACAACTGCTACAGCTGCTCAAAATCACGCACAATTAATCGGAAACGGTAATTTTGCTCTTGAATTTTGGGCTAAACCAACTAACGTAGGACAGCAGTCCTACATTAATATACCAGGAATTTTAAACTTACAAGAAGTTGCACCTACATCAACATTGCCATATAGAATACAGATTGATATTAAAAATGGTGCAAGTTCCACTTCAACACTTATTACTAATCATTTAACAACTTTTGGTAACTGGAATCATTTTGTTGTAAATGTTTACCAATCTGGAACCAATGCAAATCAAAGATTGGTACAGGTCTGGGTAAATGCAGCTCTTAAAATTAATCAAA